CACCAAAACCTTTATCGGTAGTCAAAATGTCATATAAAATCCAAGCTGGATCAGAACTCCATTCTTTATCAGTTTTAAAAGTTCCATTAAAAACATAATCACTTGGATATATAACACGACCATTGTTAGAATCAATTGTTGTTCCATGCGGTATCTTGATCTTGGTTCCCTTGATGCGGTATTTTCTGGCTGGAAAGGATTGAAATTCCTGTGCATTGAATCTTAATGCAACATAAGCAAAACCTTGATATGCTCTATTGTCAGTAATTATTTCTGTAAAAGATAAAAAATTTGATGCGTTTTGTAATTTTGATTCTGTAGAATCTGCTGTATTTCGTATAACTGTAATAGTCAATGGAAAACTGACAGAAGATTCTAATTTTAATTCGTAATCTTTTACATAGGCACTTGTAGCTTTACCACTAATAGCATCTTCAACAATCGGATTATGAACTGTTCCATCGCTTTCTGTTAATCTTATTGAAATTTTTACTTCGGTTCCTTTTATATCTCCGTCATCTTGAAAACTCTGTAAACTTGGAAACTGTAATGTGACTCTTAAACGATCAAAAGCAGTCGAACTTGTTGATCTTGAAACTGAAGATGAATTTGTAACAGGAACATTAACAGGTACAGTATTTTGTACTGAAGTAATTTCTTTTAAAGCTGTTTGATCTGAAGCACCATTTTTAAAAAATATTTCTACATCAGAAAAATTTTCTTCACCATTAGGATTTAATAATGGGGTATTGTTAAGAAAAACACTTTTGCGAAAAGTATCTGTACCAGAACCACCTTCATCAAATATTGAATCAAGTTCTCCGTAACCTAACAAATCAATCACAGTTGCAAATTGCTTACTTCTAAGACCACCATCGACCATATCAGGGTCTTGAATTTTCTTTAGAAGATCAATAGCAACTTGAGCTATACCACCAAACATAAGTTAAATCTCCTTTACTATTTGGGCAGTATCGACACCAGAACTAACAATTATTGAGCCAGAATAAACAAGTCCATATAAAATTGGAACTGGAACACCACTAGATGTTACATTTTGAATCCCTCCAAAATTATACGAACCTCTTATATTTGGATCTGTGTCGCCAACAGAAGAAACAGAAGAAGCTGGTCTATTTGGACTTAATAAAGAAGAAACACCATCAAGAATTAAAGAAGAGCCAATTGTAGTTAATAAACCACCTACACCACCAGTTAAAAGAGAAGCACCTATCGTAAGAGCATTATTAGCAACAAAATTAAAAGCTGAAGTTGCAACACTTGAGACAGTTCTTGCCACACCACTAACTGCTCTTCCAACTGCTCTAAAAAAACCACCAGCCCCAATAGCTACAGGAATTATTTGAATATCTCCTTGTCCACTCATATTTAACAAATCACCATCAACGGTATTACCGCCTATTTTTATTTTGTATAATTGATCGTTCATGTGTTTATCAATACCAGCAAAATTAGCTCTTAAGAAATTAACTGCTTGTTGTGGTGTCTTTACAGCAGCTTCAAATGTTGATTCTCCTAAAAATTCTCTAAGTTTTCCATAAACTTTTATTTTTTTAAGCTGCATATCTATAAACCTTTTTAGTACCTTTTATGTATTCTAAATCATATAATTCTTTACAACTTAATTTTTTAATTTCATGGTGCAAAATAAGTTGATTCCCTAAATATAAAGCGACATGACTTAATTTTTGATGACAACCTTCCATTAATAAAACATCATTTTTTTTTATTTTATCTTTTTCTACTTCAATAAAACCTCCATCAGCCAAAATCTTCTCAAAATATGGTTTTGCTATAAATTCTTTTAGAGTATTTGGTCTATAACAAGAACCAAGATTTATATTTAACTTTTCTTGAAAATAATCACAAATCAAAGACCAGCAATCTTGTTTACCCCAAATCCATGTTCTGCCAATCAATGAGGGTGCTTTCCATCCAGATGGTTTAATTTCATTCCAACTCTTGTTATTAACACTATATATAAAATATGGAAAGCCAATATTTTCACATGATGCTTTATCAGCCTCAGATGGCTCAGAAGATCCCTCTGGATGACTATGAATAACTCCAAGTATTTCTCCTCCTTGATCTTCGCAGTCTGCCCAATCCTCTGGATCTAAAGCAAAAAATTCATGTTGACCCTCTGCAATATTTTTACAAGGCCAAAATTTTTCTTGACCTTTTATGACTGCTAATAAACCACAAGCCTCTTTTGGAGCTTCACTTTCAGCGTATTTTACAGCATCAGTTTTCCAATTCATATTAAGCATTTGTAAGTGTACCAACAAGAGGAAAGTCTGCTCTTGTAACAAGTTTTTTGGGTGCGCCTATACCAATTAAATCAAAAGTGCTTACTAATTCAAACTCTACAATATCTCTATTTTCCGTTACTTTTCTTTCAATAAAATATATTTCTCTGGGTAACTCTGCTGAGGCATCAGGCGTTCCATACGGATTAATAGAACTTGGAAAATTTACTGCATCAAGAAATCTACTTAAAGTCCTTCTGCGTATTACTTTTGCCCCTGTTAAATCAGAAAAAGCTGTTGTTTGATTTACAAGTTGCATAATAGCTGTGATATTTCCAAGTAAATTTGAAAATGTTAGCGTTGGTCTTGGCAACTTACCTTTACCAGAATATGCAAAACCTTCAGCATTACAAGGAAACTTTTCATATGTATTTGCTTGCCAAATCAAATCAGTATTATCTTTTAAATTATTACCAGAATGAAATAAATAAACAGTAGGATTTTCTATTGTGGAATTTATATTAAAAGAAACGTTTCCGCTTGTAGATTGTGAAGTTGTTGCAGTAACAGTAAAAGTATTTGTGGCAATTGTTTGAATTGTGTAAACACCATCAATTGCATTACCTGAAGTGAAATCAAGACTCAAAATCAAACCAGTTGAAAAACCATGACTATTAAGTGTAATTGTGATTGTTGTTCCTGATTGAGAATAAGTAGCTGTTTTTGCAGTCTTTGTGTAATGAACACCAGCTTTTAATTCTACAGAAAATAATTCGATAACTGCTTTGTTATCAATTTCTTGTAACTGTGAAACAGGATTAGCCATTATGGTTCAAAGACTTCTCTAAATGTAGTTGTAATAACAGCCCTATTATTAAATGGAATTTGTTTTGACCAAGAATCACAAACAAACTGTCCTGACCCAGAAAGTGTTATTGATACGTTGCCGCTATTTGTTGCAGAGGAAGAGGCCGTAACTGTAAAAGCATCATCACTTGTTACGGTGGAGACAGTAAAAGTTCCATCTGTTGCTGAACCTGATGTGTAGTCAATTGTTAAAACATCACCAAATGCTACTCCATGTGAAGTGATACTGATTGTCACAGTTGTTCCACTTTGTGAATATGTTCCTGTTTTTGTAAACCCTTCGGCTGGTGGAGTAAAAGTAAAACTTGCTTGATCGTTTACCCTACTTCTTAAAAACGCTTCTATGACATCCGATTGTTCTTCAGATACAACAAAAGTAAGATCATATACTTTTGGATCTTGGGAAAATGGAAGTCCAAATAAAGTTCTAAATTCATACCCATCACCAAGCGATGAAACTCTTACTCTTGGTGTGCTTTTTTTTCTCATCCCATAAGTGGGCTGTATTGAAGGAAAAGTTGCCATTATCTATTTAATAAACCCCCTGCTCTTTGTTCTTGTACTATTGTTGTTTGTACCACAGATGCAATAAGTTGTCCAAGTGCTTGACCCTCTGCATCATTTCCTTGAACAGAAGAACCAGAAGCATCAACAGAAACATTAACAATATTAGTTGTACTTCCTCCACCTCCTAATTTGTCGTTTGGAATAATTGTACCAGCAACTTTTGGAACAAATAATTCTGGCCCTCGCTCCCCTACTATTGATGCTTTGCCTACAGGTGGCCTGCCACCATCAGCAAAAAGACCTCCGATAAGACCACCTAGAAAACCTCCGATGCCTTTACCTTTACCGCCAGACGCAGACTTTCCAAAGTTTTCTCCAAAACCACCAATAAGCTTATCTATCTGAGCATCAATAATTTTATTTCTTATGCGTTTTAATACATTTGTCATTGCTTCTCCAAAAGATTGCGCACCTGTGATTGCTTCTCTTAGATTATTTTTTATACTTCTTTCAATTTCTTCACCTACTGCCGTCATTTTATCTTTAAGTTTATCTGTTTCTTCTTGTTGTTTTTTTAATTCTTCTGTAACTTTTTCTTTCTCTTCTTTTTGTCTTTTTGTTTCCTCTGTAATTTCTTTTTCTTTTTCAAGAACTTTATTTCTGCCTTCAAGTAAAGCTATATCTGCATTAACTTCATCAAGTCTGTTTTGTATTCCTTGCCTTGATCTTCCGTTAGCATTTTTTAGACGTTCTTCAAGTTTTTGTCTTATTTCTAATTGTTTTTTTAATAAATCGTTTACTTCTTTTTCTGAACCTTTTTTAACTAAATCATTAAATTTTTTCTGTTCTTTATTGTGTTTTATTATTGCAGTTGTGGCGACTCCCAACAAGGTAGCTAGACCAACTAAAGGTAAAGCGTTCAAAGCAATACTTAAAGCCCCTGTAGATATTGCTAAGGCTTTGGTAGCTATTGAAGCTGTAGATGTAGCTTTTGCATAAGCTATTGCCCCTGCGGTAGTAAGCTTAAACTTAGCTATTAAAAGAGTTTTTGCAGCAACTAATAATGTTGTTGCAGTTGTAAAACCTTTAACAGCAACAGCGATCCCTGTAAATATTGCGGCAGTCTGCACTATTGGTGAATCAACAAGCTCAGTAATTGATTTTGTAAGTTGTGTAATTCCTCTAAGTGCATCTAAAACTGCTGGAGCAAGCAAACTTCCAACAGCTATTGATAATTTTTCTGTTTCATTACTTAAAACTTTGAACACCATTGTTGGGTCATTTTTGATTAATTCTTTAAGTGCTTTGCTTCCTTCTTTTTCTATTTCTTTAAAAGCTGCAACAACTACATCTTTAGTAATTTTGCCTTGTGCAGCCATAGCTCTTAATGCTCCAACATTTACATTTAATTGATCTGCAATAGGTTTTAAAACTGCTGACATTTGTTCTGAAATACTATTAAATTCATCACCTCTTAAAACTCCAGAACCTAAAGCTTGGGTCAACTGCCGCATAGCTCCAGCTTGTTCTTGTGCTGAAGCTCCAGATAAAATCGCTGCTGTATTAAAGCCGTTAAATATAGCTGAAATTTCCTCCATGCTTGACCCTAATGGCCCAAGTCTTGCCTGTAAATTGGTTACACCTTCAAGAGCGTCAATCGAACTTAATCCAAATTTAGTTTGTGCCTGCTCTGCTAATTTTAAAGATTCTTCATAACTTCCATTTTCTTTGGTAAGTATTTTTAGTCTTTGATTTAATTTTTCAAAGTTTGTCGCAGCAGTTATTGTTTTTTTTGCAAGAACTCCTATTCCAATACCAGCAATAGCAGTTTTTAATCCACCAAATGACTTTTGTAATGCGTTTGTTTTACTTTGGACTCCCTGTAATGCTCTTGTTGCATTAGTGGCATCTACAGTAAGTTTTACATTAGCCTGTGCCACAAATTTAAAAAAGCCTTTATTATATATTACCTTGAATTGCGTTTTTGTCGTTGCAAAGCTTTTTTTTCTTCGTCAGCTTTTATTTCATAATATCCAGCCCAATAGATAAGCTCTGCCTCAGTCATGTTGAGTCTCAGTTCTTGAACTGTTTTGCCAAGTTCTGTTGCTAGGAAAAACTCAAATCTAAGCCAAGCATCCCCGCTTATTCTTTTTTTGCTGTATCAATATCTAGTTCAATATCATTCAAGAAAAGTTCTAAATCATTTAAAACTTTTTCTGGTAATTGTCTTTGAAGAATAGGGGCATCTGACATATCAAAAGCTAAAGTTCCATCTTCTTTCTCTGCCATCTGACAAAGTAACTGGGTTGATATAACTAAAGCATCAGCATTAGCACCCGCTAGTTGTTGTGCTTTAACTCTTGCATATCTGGTAATAGGTTTAAAATACAAAGTCATAATGACTTCATCTTTAGAGTTTTTAACGTCAAATTTTCTTCTTGTGACCATTTCATCTTGAAATGCTCCAAGTAATATGTCTGCTGATCTTTGAGTTGCCATAAATTAATTAGATAGCTGATGTAATAGTGCCAGATGGTTTAAATGTAATGCTAATAGTGTTTACATCACCTATTGAAGAAGATTGATCAAAGCTCGTAATAAGACCAGAAAAGCTTATTTTTTTTGTTCCACTTGCACTATCTGGGAAAAGTTCAAAAGCTGCTGTTCCTAAATCACCAGTAGTTAATATTCCATCAACAAAAGTTGCTGTTTCGCCTGATGCCGCAGCGTCATATACTAACTCAGCAGAACCCTCTCCCTCGATAAGTCCACCAACAAAAGATTTAAAAGTGTCACCTTGAACAGTCGTTTCTTGTGTATCTTTGGTAATAGACATAGACCAAGATCTTGTACCTAATACAGGGTTTACAGAAGAACCACCGTCATCAAATTTGACCTGTCCAACATCACCTTTTACAGCAGCCATAACAATTTAAAGAAAGATTTATAAATATATTAACCTTTTTCAG